CAATAGCCAATGCTTGCTTAGGATTCTTGACCACCTTTTTGTTGGTAGTCAACTTACCCGCACCAAACTCTTTCATCACCTTGCTGATCTTTTTCTGGGCGGGAGTTTTCATATCAACTCCGTCACAGAAAATGTTGATGAAGTTACGGTTGCGTCTTTGATAACAGCAATCTTTTGGCCTGGACTGACCCGAATAATCTCAGAAAAGTTATTCGGCATCATTGGCGATGTTGTAATGCTGGCCGTTGGATTTGTGCCAATTTGAAAATGGCAATGACCCGATGAGCAAGACAGCCGAACCATCGTCGTGGACGCGCCAAAGGCAGTCGATTGAACGCTGGAATTGCTAACCGTAAACACCTGAGTCGTCCCCAAACTAGGGACGCCAAGCGCCACATTGTTAGGATCAAGTTGAAAAATAGACATTACTTGCCTCGTTTAGCTTTGGTTGCCATGTTGGTGGCAGTGCGCTGACCGCGCTTAGGCATAGCTTTTGGTTTGCCAACGGCCACAACAATAGTCATGGGCATGGCTTTTTTATCAGACATTTTTTTACCGTACATGATTTATCCTTCAACAGTTGATTTACGAGGGCGACCCATCTTCTTAGCTGGCACTGGCAGCGGTTTGATCTCAGGCTCAACTTGCTCCTCCAGACGCACATAGCCCTGATGCCCACGCATCGAGTCGATGTCCACTTGCTGGGTAAAAGTTACAGTAGTTCCTGATTGCAAACAGCGAAAAGTTGCCATGATTACCCTAAAAAAGGGGGCCGAAGCCCCCTGTTAATTACAACGCCCGAGCCACAATAAGTGACAGGGTAGTCGATGCCAAGTCCACAGCATCTGCCGTTGGGTTGTAGGTCACGATAGTCACTGTGTTGGCGGCTGAAACATAGGCTCTACGAACCAAACCTGCTTCAGAAACGCCAATTGCCATACCGATAACCATATCGCCCAAAGCAACGCCTGGGACAGTTACTGTGTCTGTAGCGGTAGATACGGTAGCTACTGATGCGCTATTCAGAGTACAGGAAACGTCCCAAGTGTCTGTAAATAGACCACGGAACTGGTCATTGCCTCTGCGTGAGGTAACTGCTGTTGCTGCTGCCATTTTCTAACTCCTTAAAAATAATGCCCCCATTTCTGGGGGCGTGGGGTTAGGCTGGCACTGCCAACGCAAAAGCGCTAGAAGACAGAGCTGCACCAGTAGTAGCGGCTGCACGAAGTGCGGCAACGCCGTACAGGGTGTCCGATGTAAACAAAGTGGCAAGATAGTCTTGCTTGTACTGTGTTTGTGAACGGATACCTATTTGCTCAACCAGAACCATAGCGTCTTTGTGACCCATCAAGCAAATACGATCAGTAGTGCTGTTACCAGCGCCAGTATCAGCATTGCTAGATGTAAACACAGGAATGCCATACAGGTTTCCGATTTCACCAGTGCGGATCGCATTGCCATTGCCCACAAAAGCCTGTTCCGTATAACGGGAAAGACCCATCAGCGTATTACGGCTAGATGGAGGGATCAGGAAAAAGCGATTGTCCATAGGCGTATCGTTGTCGTCTAGACGCTGGATGGTGCGGCGAATTGCAGCATCAGTCAATGCGGAAGCATTTGATGTTGTGCTGTTGTAAGCAGTTGTACCATCACCGCCAATGAAGGCTTTGGTGGTTGTATTGCTTGTTGCATAGTCGTTAGTACCGACAGTAGCACCGTTAAACGCACGACCCAATTGGATCAAGCTAGTGTCTACTTGCTTGGCAAGCGCATAGCCAGCGTCAGCAGTGTAGAACTGGCGCAAGCTGTTCAGGGCTTGTGCTTCAACGATGTCCTCAATGAAACGTGAATATTCAAAGTGCTTGTTAATGTCCACTTTAATCTCTGTTTCAGTATCGGCAATCAGAGTGACGGCAGTAGATGCTGCTTTCGCTGAAGCTGAACCACGGGTAGGTGCAGGGATGTGAACCGCATCGCCCTTCTTACCTTTGAAGTTCATCTTCATTACGATGTTAGCCAGTACAAGATTTTTCTTGTAGGCTGCGATGATTTCATCACTCCAGATTTCGGGGATGAACGTTGCTGCGGTGGTTACTGTTACCGCTGGGGTAGGATATGCCATGTTAATTCTCCAGTTAAATTATCGAACACGACCCTCGGCATAAGCTGCCAGTATTTCATCGTTTAACGATTCATACCTTGAAGGGTCAGTCATTTTGAGACGAATAAGGTCAGCCCGTCTGTAGACCCGTTTTGAACTCTCGCCAGAGCCACCAACATCAACTTGCGCTGCTTTCATGGTCTTGGTTCGTGCAGCAGTCTCTGCTTGCCCCGATTCCTTGGCCTTGATGCCACGCAATTCTTTGTAAGTAGACAACAATTCATTTGCCGAATCGAAATCAAAGTCACCATCTGCTCTTGCATAGAGTCCCAGTCGAATAGGTGAAGACTTCACCCACTCCTGAAACCCAGTATCGTTAACCACTTGAGAGTAGTCAGGATGCTCTGCATTGAGCCTCTGCTGAATCTGCATCTTTTTGAAATCTTGACCCGCTTGTCGAGCCGCGAGAACATCTGGATGTTTATCAATCGTCGTTTGAACTGCTTTTTGAGGGTTCTCAAAAAAGTCAACTTCCGGTTCAACCTCTACTTGTTGTTGCTTAGAACTGAGGTTTTGCTTAAGTAATTCGTCAGCGAGTTTGCGAACTTCGCCCACTTCTTGGGCTTGCTTGCCAATTAGCTTTTCAGCTTCTTGGTGCATCCGCACAACTTCTTCCAAACTTTTAGTCCTGTACTTGTCAGGAAGTTCAGTAGATTTTTTTTCCTCGATTTCAAGTTCACCTAGCGGCTCTTGTTCTTCATCAATCAACATATTATGTTCCTGCCAAAACGGTTGTAGGATAATTCAACTCGGCTTGCGCTTATGAGTTGGCTTTACGCTCTGCATTTAACTTTTCTCGGTGCTTTCTCTCGAACCTTCCATGCTCTGATGGAAACGAACCAGACCACCCTTCCAAGTTAAATGACGGAGCGCTTATGACACGGGAGGAAAACCCGCCGCATCTGCACAGCACAGTGGTAGTCTCATAAACTTCCAGCGCCTCTGTGCGTTGTCCGCAATCGCAGACAAATTCATACATTCTTTTCATTGAGTTCCTCGTATGCTTGTTCGCTGACGCTTTTAAGCGTTTTTAGCCAAATAAGAATAGAAATCTCGCCTTTGCGGAATTGTAGACTTTTTTCGTCCGCAATGGTAGACACATTGTTTAACGGGATGAGCATGTTGTCAACATCTTCCATCAAGTCAGCCCAGCCTTGGCGGGAGAACAGGTCAAACCGATCCTCATAGTACTTTTGTAGTTCTGGGTTCACTGTTTACTCCTAGCTAACATAGTTGCTGCGATTTGCAACATGGCGCGGGTGCTGTCCATGTCTTCTGGCTGGGTAGCCCAGCCAACGGTGATCTGACCAACGAATCTACCCGGTTCAGGTGGAACACTAATACGGCATGTATAGGCGACTCCTCTGGCAATATACCAAAGCCCCATTTCGGACTGTGCAGATTTATATTCGCCGCAAGGTATCTCGCTAGCCATCAGTTTGACTACATCGGCGTTGTTGGCAGCGTTCTGGGTAAACAGGCCGACATCCAGCCCGTCATTCGTTTTGTCCCTGCCGTTCTTGCCATAAGCCCGATACAAGATGCGAGTGCCAAACATGCTGTTGACCTTGAACACCGCTACCACCAGCGCACCAGACTGTTTGAACAGGTGCGCCGCCGCATCCTCCACTCTGTCTTCTGCAATGCTGGGAATCTTCTTGGATTCCTTGTAAGCGCCGATTAGCAGGTCTTGGTTTGTATATACAAAGTACCCTGCAAAGGTTAGCACGGCCATCAGCACCATTGCAAACAGCCTAAAAGGACTGGACACATAGGCCAGAATTTTATCGACTAGGGCAAGGCGTTCATCTGCCATAACTCACCCGCGCTGCTCAAGAATGCCAAAGGTGAAATACCCAATAACCCCAAGAATTGCAAAGAGGACAAGCGCTACCAGCACGATCTCAACGACCTCATCGACTTCTTTCTTGCGCTTTTCAGCAGCTTCGCGTTCACGCCGTGCATCATGTGCAGACTCAACATCCATCGCTGCGGCTCTAGACTTGATCTTATTCCAGACATCAACTTTGCCACTCTGCATAAACAGCAGTTGTAGCTCGTCCTCAAAGCGCTTTGCTTGGTCAAGCGCCATCTCGATCTGGATGGCCGTACCCATTGAGGACTTGGACTTTTTGGCCTGAACAACAGCCTTGGTAGCCGTGGACTTAGCGTCGAAGTACTTCCCAAGAACAGGGCCAAGAGACGACACATCGTCAACAGTCTTGCTGACCTTCTTGATCAGCGCAACTGCTGCCTGTATACCCGCTAGGGCCGTTAATGGATCAATCACTTTCCACTACCTTTTTAGGTTCAGGCTTGCCTTTTTCCCGCCACTTTAAGCACCAGACCTCCAACCTGTCCGACGACCATGACCACCTGACGCACTCAACTACTGGCGCTTGAACCACAGGGGGTAAAGGCGGCAGGGCGTCCATGATTACATTAGGATTTTCTTGAGCAGTTCAGCGGCAAAGCCTGGCCCCAGCAGCGTCACCGCAATCAGCGCGTAGAGGATGTACTCGATGCGGCTCATGCGCTTGCTGCCTGATTCAAAGCTCTTTTTGATGGCCTCGTACCTGAGGGCACAAATCTCTTCGTGCGTTGCCAGC